TTTCTAGCGACTTCATCTGCTGGTAACTGCAAACCTTTGTTAGTGCCATCTGGTGTTCCAACATATTCTTTGAAGACAATCATTTTTTTGTCATTTGTAAAAGCAATCCAAACAGATGCAAACGGAGCAGAAAATCCATAGTCAAATCCTCTAATTATTACATCAGAAGATTCTGGTGTGTAAGAATCTATAACATGCAGTTGCGGTGATAGTTCTGGAAAACACACTCCCTCAATTTTAGTCCAATCACCATATCGTAAAGCATTGTATATTTTATTGCCCTGTTGTTTTAATCTTTGCTCGTAACCTTTATCAGCGTTTTGCAAGTAAGGATTATCATCTAAAGTTGCTGGTATGTATAATCTCGAAAGACCAGTGTCTATGTCTTTGTGTATTTTATATGCTCCTGGATCTACAAATCGTTTTCTAACCCAATCGACATATCTTCCAACTGGTGTGCCAGTGCACCTAACTCTTGGTATCAACTTTGGATTAGTTGTTCTGCATCTTGCATGAAGATATAAGTATTGCTCTTCTTCAAAAGAAGTTATTTCATCAAAAAAAACACCAGCAGAATATTCTTGACCATCATGCTGATATTTATCTTGTGCTGTCTCCATGTGTGAGAAAAAAATTTTACCTCCACTGGGAAATTGCCAAAATGATCCGTGTTGATTCCACTTGCCATTAAGCTTTGGATACCACATCATAGAATAATCTATCAATTGTCTTAGCTCTTTTGTTGTTCTTCTAAACACTACTGCTTTTGCATCTGGTTCATTCATTTGTCTGACTGCATCAACAAGTAACACAGAAGATTTACCAGAACCAGCTCCACCAAGATAAGCTACTTCAAATATTGGTCCTGCTTTTAAAAATTCTAATTGTTTCTTAGTTGGTACAAAAAGTTTATTAGTGGTCTCTGATTTCGTCAATGTCTGGCTCATAACTTTGCATCTCTGGTACTTCGATTATGTTTTTGATTGTGTGAGTGTTGTTGACTTCTTGTTTGATTGTATATCCTTTGTGTTTTGCTTGTGTTTCTAAATAAAACCTTATGCTTGGATAATGACCTTCTTCTATAAGTTTTAGTAGCTTTGATTCGGCAACATCAATTGTTACTTCTCTTGCATCAGCTAATAAATCTTTGAGTTCTGGGTGTCTTTCGCATCTATCATAGAATGATTGTCTTGAAATCTGTGCACTTTCACATATTTTTTTAACGTTTCCAAAATGTTTCAAGATTAATTCTTTGAGTTTTGCATTAGATATTTTGAGTGCCATATAAATAATGGTATGTAATATGTCATTATTGTCAAGTTTTGGGCTTTGTCTTGCGTTTTGTTTTTGTTGTTTTTACTGGTTTTTTTGCTGTTTTTTTCTCTTCTTGTTCTAATTCTTTTTCCCAGTTTTTTATCATCTCCTCTATTTTTACTAGTTTGTCCTCTATTGTTAATAACGCTGTGTAAAACTTTTGTTCTGTACTTGTCATTCTATAACTCCTTTTTGTACTAAAAAATTAACAAAAAAATAATATGCTTCTTGCCACAAATCTATTTTGTATTTTTGTTGGAAGTAAGCCATGCCTTGTTGGTGTAATTCTGTGTGCATTTCTCTGCTTAGAGGTACACAAGTAAAATGTCTTGCATTGGGCTTTTTTCTATTTGCTCCCATTCCTAGAGCATGTAAATGATGAGGATCTGCAACACTCTTACCAGAAACACAACATTGTTTTGCTCTTATAAAATCTAAATATTCTAACGAATATTGCTTTATAAATTCATTGTTCATCTCAAATCCTCTATTCCAAGTCTTTCCTACGATAAATAACTCCACATATCTGACATTTTTCTAATATGATTTTTTGGGAATCGCAATTCAAAGGATTTATGCATTTGTCATTTGGCACTTTACCTTTGAGTTCTCTTAAATTATTGTCAAAGTCAGCACGACTACTTCTTGCCGCCATATCAAGGAGATCAGTATGACTTTTTTGTTGCCTACTTTTCACGACAGGAAGTAATCGCACAAGTCTTTCATAAGGTATTTGATTATAAAGCAAAGGTTGATTTTCTAAATATTCGTTAAATTCTTTGTAGATTTCCATATCTTGTCTTGCTGTTTCAATCGATAACCCAATACAATTAGTAAAATCATTCCAAGAAGAAACCCATCCTTCATATCCTATATAAAGTTTTTTATCTTTTATTTCTTTTAGCAACAAACCTCTTTGTAATCTGCCTTTTAACAATTGTATATTGACTGATTGCAATACATCAATTATAGGTGCGATTATCTGTTGATTTTTTTCAGAGATATCAGGTGTTAAAGTCTGAGTCATTATAGCTCCCCACTAAATTATGTTTAGATAAAATTCTTGCTTCTTTATCTTCGTATTTTTTACAAAGCTCTTCTAGCTTGGCGAGATATCTTGGCATTGATCTACCTTCTTTAAACCATAATTTGTGGATGTATAAAGCATCACGAATTACTTTAACTTGTAATTCATCCTCATCTAGTAGAGTATCTTGTACCTCGTTTGTTGTCATGATTCGTCCTTATTATATAATTTTTTACAAATTTTTTCAACCTATTTGTAAAGTTTTTCGTATTCTTTTTTTGATATAATGTAACCATCTTTATCACGATACACCTCATCATCAGACATGTAGACATGTCCAGATATCTTGTTTTTTATTTCATCGTTCCACCCCTCATTTTTGAGCCATTTTTGAGGGTACGGCACATACTTTTCTTCTCTGCTGTCGAGCAATCTGTTAAATTTTTGTGCCAGATCTTCTGCCGAGAACTCGGTATCTATCCTTATGTAAGCTTTAAAAGCAGAGGGCTTTTGTACTTTTCTACCTTTAAGATTAGACCAAAATCTCTCAAAATCATCAGAATCTCTGTGGTATATATATTCTTTTTTATTATTATCTTTTATATTATTATGTACGACATTTTTGTCGTGGGGGGGTATGACATTTATGTCATGGGGTTCTGACATATTTGTCGCCCCCACATACAGTTTTCTTTTGTCATCCTCTTGAACTTTTCTTATGTAACCTTTATCTTCAAGCTGATTTAATTGTCTTTGAATTGTTCTTGTTGTTGTTTCATAAAGATTTGCGAAGTATTGATTATTCGCCCAGCAATAACCTTCTTTATTTGAGAGTGCAGTGATCTCTGCAAATAACAATTTAGCAGATGGAGATATGTCTTTGTCGTATCTAACTATTGCAGGAATGATTGAGTAATAATTTGGTTTGTGATTCATATGATCCTCTATGGGGGGAGCTAGGTGGATAATGTTCACAGTTGGAGGTGTGTGAAAAACAGTGCTCCCCACATTATTATAAACTAAATTTAAAACTCACCTAGCATTTTTTTAAATCTTTTGCATTTTTCAAGGATTTCATCATCTGATAAATTCCCAGTAGCAATACAATAATCTACTGCTCTGTTAAGAATATTCATATTTGTTATCTTGTCATCCTTACTTTGTTGAGAGCTTTCACTTTCATCAAACCAGCTTTTGTCATGCTTAGTTACTTCAGAATTATCGCCTGATACAGCAGCATCTATTCTTTTGTCCCTATCGGTAGATGACTCTTCAAGACTTTTAATCATAAAGACTTCATTGTCAGTTTCATCATCTCTTAAATGAGTATATTGCAACTCAACAACTTTACCCGCAGTGTATGGACAAGTTTCTCCACTTTTCTTTGTGTACCAGTAAGCTATGCCATTTATTTCGATACCACGACCACTAGCAATGACTTTGTCTATCTTGCTGATCTTATGACCATCTTCAACTTTTTTTAACGCCATTGTTTACCTCCTTTGATAATTTTTTTGTATACCAAGTAGCTTTTCTACTAGCCCTTGCCCTTTCAACTCTATCTCTTTTCTTTTTTGCAGAGTCTGTTTTTAGATTGTTAAGTCGCATTTTTTTTTCTCCTCATAGTTTTTTTTCTTTCTACTCTAGCTCTTTCTCTTTTTTTTTTCATCCCTTCAACATTGTGTTCTTGTTGTTGTTGAAAAAAGCCAGGACCTTTTTTTAGTTTGTCTTTTTTTACTGCCACAACTACCTCCTTATTATTAGTTTACAGAAATAATTATAGTTGTCAAATTAAATAAATAGTTTAGATTATATTTATGAGTTTAGATATAAAAAAGATACAAAGAGAACATATATTCTGGGATAAATCTTTTAGAGAAATTGGAGAGGAGCTAGGAGTTACAAAACAATATTTATCTTTCCAATGTTCTAAACACAGAAATGATCCAAGTAAAATATATCGTGAATTGCTAGAAGAGTTCGACCAGATCAAAGACAAGATTGAATTACATCAACAATTAAAAATAAAAAGAAGATTGTTACAACTGACACAAAAAGATATTGCACAAAAAGTTGGCACTCATGCTTCTGTTGTAACTAGAATAGAAAATGGTGAACTATTGCACTCAATATTTATTAGCAGAATGCAGGACTATTTAGAACTGTAGCCCTTATTGTTTACCAAACATTCATATCCTTTATTTTTGTTTGGGATAAAGATGTGTTGATTAACTGTAAAAAATCCATTTGATTTCTCATGCACTACACTTAAACCTCTTTGTGTGTTGTCAAATGGAGAATATAGACCACCAGGCATTCGTGATAAATCTGCAAGACATCCATTCGCAAAGCCACCAAGTATAGATCCATCAAGTTGTGTTGCTAGTGTCATGTCAAATCTATGATGATGTCCAAAGATAATATTTCTATTGTAGTATTTTAAGTTTACATTTGCTATGTGCTGTGGTGTTGCGAAACCCCTTTTTTCATGTCCGTGCATATAGAAAAGTTTTTTGTTTAAACTAAAAGGTGTAGAGACATTGCGTATTTTAAATTTTTTAAATTCAAGAATTTGATGCATATGTAGTCTGTTAGCTAGAAAAGGTGCGAGTGCTGCACAACAAGCAAGAATCTTTTTTTGCATACGTTGTTCATGATTACCTTCAAAGAAAAAAATATTGCTCTTTGGTGCAATCTTTCTAAGTTTATTTAAAAACTCAACACCTTCAAAAAGTTCAATCTCAATATTTGATGCTGTAAGGTCTGGAGAAAAAGTGCTTAGTGGATAATAGTCAAGAAGATCACCGCCAATTATAATATTGTCTTTATCGGACAACTTCATGTCTTTGATGATTTCCATAGCCATATCTAAAGATTTTTTATCTTCATATGGAATATGAATATCAGATATAAAGACAGTCCTCGTGTGTGTCCTCTGAGTTCTCATCTTTATTGCTCTTCAAAAAATTTAGAAATGATTTTTATTGATTCACCTTTTTTTACCATATCTGTTGTAAATCGTAGCAAATTCCATCCTAAAAGACAAGCTTCATTATACTTTTCCATATCTTTAATAAAACTGATTGCTCGATTATGTCTACCATAAGTCCAAATACCACCTTCAACTTCTACTGCTAATTTAGATTCCAAGAATGCCAAATCGAAACGCCATCTTCTTGTTGGATGAAATTTATGTTCTCTGACAGGCACTGGCAAATCAGTAATCAATATTTGATCTAATAAAAGTTTTGGATAATCTATTTTTGGTTTCTTGATACGAATTGTTGTTGGCACTGAGTCTTTTGGAGCTCTACCCATTTTTCAAATCCTTCGGCACGTTTTTCTGCAATCCTATTTGCTTCTGCCTGTGCTTCTGCCATTTTTTCTAATGACCTAGCAATTGTTCTAATTAGTTCTGTACTTCCATTACCATTCCCATTTTGTTTCATTACAAGCCACACAATAATTACTAAAGCAGGTGCTTGACTAAGTACGGCAATAAGTTCAGTCTCCATCTAACATCTCTCTTAAAAAACGATTTTGCTCTTGGCAGTTCTTTAAGTCTATCACAGAATTGATAGCATCAGTATTTTTTATACAAAGATACCCCGATATGTCGGCAGGACACTCAACAAACTCAACTTTGTTATATTTTATAATTTCTGGCAACTCTCTGTCAAATTTGACCGCTTTAGAGCACGATATAAGCGATATAAGCATCAAACTAATACCAATGGTCCATTTTAATGAAAGAATCGATTTAAACATGCTTTCTGTGCGTCTGAAGCGATTAAGCATTATCTACCCTGTCCTCGATACGCTTTATAGCTATTTTTCTTGTTTTTTGACATTGATGATGTTTTAACACGACACTTGCGACCAGCAATAGAAGTTTTTTTGTCTTTTCGTTCATGTTTGATCTCCGACTTGTAAGTTTTTCTTTTCTGTGCCATTACTTCGCAAGAGGGTTAGTCGTCTGTGCTTTTAACTCATCTAGTTTAGCTTCTAAGACTTCTAATTTTTTATCAATGATTGCAACTTCTTTTTGTAACTTTTCTACGGTATCACTTCCTACTGCTGCTGATACTGCATCAAGCCTATTGTTGAATACACCCCAAGCATAGAAGCCACCACCGATAGTCATGACTACTCCAATTATCATTGCATACTTTTGTAATGTTTCTATCATCTTACCTTCCTTGTAAAATTCTAAGTTCTTTCTCTAGTATAACTCTTTTAAGTGTAGCTTGTCTAATGCGTTCTTGATAAATATATAGTGGGTCTTTCATAGCCACTTGTTGCATTTTGTTTTCTGCATAAATTTGTTTACCACCTAAGATTCTTAAATCTTCGTAAACTTTGTTTTGATAGATTTCTCTGTCATCAACATACTGTTTATAATATGAGGATAAATCAACTTGTTTTGATTCCATAACTTTAGCAGCAATAACATTGGTAGCTGCTAATTGTTTATCAACACTCTTGATTGTTTTTTTAATTTGTTTTTCTATATTCTGAACAG